ATACAAGTCTCAACGAACTTAACGATACACAAACTACTATAATGACATATATTAGCTGGTGGGTTAATGAGAAAAAAACTACCGTACCTCTTAAAGAAATTATTGATAACATGATAAAGGAAGGAATCAAGAAAGATACAACAGTCAAAGCACTACAAGTATTACTCAAGAAAGGATATATACGTCGTGCAGTAGTTATTAGTAATAAGAGTTATTTTGTTCAGTTACGTTCTATATGACCATTAAGCAAAAAATAGCTATAGAGAAAGTCGTGGAAAATCATGGAAATGTTTCAAGAGCCATGCTCGAAGCTGGATATGATCCAACAACTGCTAAGAATCCTAAGAACTTAACACAAAGCAAGTCATGGATGGTTCTTATGGATCAGTATATCCCCGATGATAAATTACTTGCTAAACATGAGGAAGCTTTAGAGGCTGTAAAACCAATAGGAGCTCAGATACTTATAGACAAGGATGGTAAGACTATAAGTAAGGAGAATGAAGGTATGATAGAAGTACCGGATCACGTTGTTAGACTTAAAGCAGTTGAATTGGGCTATAGAGTGAAAGGTAAACTAAGACCAGAGGAGGGAGCAGGCTTAGAAGCAAAGATATTGGTAATTCCGACTGAGTTAATAAATAAATATGATACAGCAACTACACCGAACACAATCGATAGTAGCACAGGATAATCATGACTTCAGGATAGTTGATTGTGGCAGACAATGGGGAAAAACTACACTTGCGGTTGAGGAAATGAAAGCCTGTGCATATTACAAAAAGGTTTATCCAAATGTCCTCCATAATGAAATAGCTTACTTTGCTACAACATTCGATCAGGCTAGAAATATTGCTTGGGCAATGCTTAAAGATTCAACTCGTTCTGCATGGGATAGACCGCCTAATGAGTCAAGGTTAGAGTTATGGCTGAGAACTAAATATGGAGAATTATCACGTATTACATTGCGAGGTTTTGAGAATATTGAAACGGCCAGAGGTCAACAGTTTGATCTGTTAGTTATAGACGAAGTGGCCTTCATGAGAAATTGGAAGTATGCGTGGCAATCAATTCTAGAACCAACACTCGCATTTAGAAGGGGCAAGGCTTTATTTATTAGCACACCACAAGGGTTCAATCATTTCCATGATATGTATGAGCTGGGTCAAGTTGAAAACAAGTATTATAAGTCTTGGAAATTTACTAGTTATGATAATCCTTTCCTTAGTAGAGATAGGATTGAGCAAGCAAAAGCTACGAGTACTCCAGAATACTTTGCTCAAGAGTATATGGCAGACTTTAGAAAATACTCAGGATTAGCATTAACTCAATTCGAAAGAGAGATACATTTAATTAAATCTTTTGAGGTTCCTTCCGAGTGGTTAAGAGGTAGAGGGTTTGATTATGGATCAAAAGATCCTACTGCATCTCTACGTATAGCAATAGACAATGATGATAATTGGTTTGTTGAAAGAGCATATAAACAAAGCAAGTCTACTATTCAGGAACATGCGGTATCTGTTTTAGCACAAGACTACGGTTTAGGATATATGCCTATATATGGTGACCCTACAGGGGATCAGTGGGAAAAAGAATTTAAGGAATATGGAATACATATAACTCCAGCAACAAAAGAAACGGGCCAAAATGCTCAAGGGTATGTTGCTTTTACTATTGAATTAATTAATGACAGGTTAAAACCAATTCCAGGACACACAGTAAATCTTCCTGATGGGAGGGTCATTGAAAACGCTCCTAGGCTTTTTTTTCTCAATACCCCAGAGGTCATGATGGCAGTTAAAGAAGCGGAATTGTTAAAATGGAAAGAGACGGCGCAAGGTCAAACACTTCCTATCCTAGATGAGTACGTAGATCCTAATGGGCATTGTGATTTAATGGCTTGCTTAAGATACTTTACGGTTAGTTATGTTAAGCCTGCCCCCATGCAATTTGATAATGATCCAGGTGGAGTAAAGCCGTTCCTACCCAATATAGGTTGATTTGGTGGTGTATTGGATAGTTGTTGCATTTGATAAAATCATAGTATATAATATTTTTATGGGGAGAATAAAAGGCTCTAAACTAACAGAAGAACATAAAAAGCATATAAGTCAAGGTTCGAAAGGTAGGGTATACCACAAAACTCATGGAGAAAATGCGAAAAATTCACAAGAGTATAGCTCTTGGGCTGCAATGAAAACTAGATGTTATAATCCAAAAACAATAGGTTGGCGTATATATGGTGGGAGAGGAATTAAAGTCTGTTCTGAATGGTTAAATAGTTATGAACAATTTCTTAAAGATATGGGTAGAAAACCAAACAGAAAGTACAGCTTAGATAGAATCAATAGTGATGGAGATTATTCAGAAGGGAATTGTAGATGGGCTACAAGACAGGAACAAAACTCTAATAGAAGAACGACATATTTATTTAAGGGAAAAAATGCGTCAGAATGGGCTAGGGAATTGGGATTAACCAGACAGGCTCTTATAAACAGACTTAATAAAGGATTTCCTTATGATTTAGCAGTAGTTACTCCTAAATACTATATTGCGGGTAAGGGTTTAACGAGGGTAGTACATTTTATAAACGAATAGTTGTCATAAAGTAATATCTTCGTATACTATCTAAACATGGATGAATCACCTGAAAACCTTGAACTGATGATGTTGGTTAATAACAAGCAGACAGGGTTTAGTTACCGGGCAAGACGGGAGGAAGATTGGCGTGAAAACTACGAACTCTATAGGGATAAGGTAACGATCAATCGTCTAACACAACGTCAGTCAGTCAACCTACCATTGATGAAGACAACCCTCCGTACACTTCTTAAGGATATTGATGACATGCCTGTTATTCAATTTGAAAACCTAGACAATGACAAACAGTCTGAGGTGTTTCAGAATGAGTACTGGAAATGGACTCTTGAGCAGAATAATGCCGAGTTACAAGACATAGTAGACAAGAAGCAAGATTTCTTCTTTGGTCGCACCTTTGATTCATGGCAAGTAGAGGATGGAATAATTGTATTTGATATTGAGGATCCTGAAGACATGTTGGTAGATCGGTTTATGAATCCTTATGACATAGATAGCGCACGTTTCCTTATCCATACTCATATATTCAAACCTTTATCAAGTCTCAAGGAGAATAAAGACTACGATCAGAAAGAAGTTGCAAAATTAGAGGAGTTCTTTAGTTCACAACTAGGAATTATAAAAGCAAAAGACAATGAAAACTCATTACAACAGAAGAATAAGAAGATGGCGGACATGGGTGTTTCTGATATGGATGATCCTGTTCTTGGTGAGACATATGTTGAGCTAACCATGCATTATGTTTTCCGTGAGGGTGAGAAAGTGGACGGCAAGATAGTCCCAGATCAGATATTCGTATTTGTAGAGGCTGAGGATCAAACGATCTTAATGAAGAAGCCACAAGAGGAGATAATCGGAACAACACCCGATCACTACTGGAGAGATCACTTCAGATATAACACATGGGGAGATGACATTGATAAACAAGACTTCTGGACTGATGGCATTGCAGATATTGTTAGAGTACCAAATAAGGTGCTTAATTCATGGTTTAGTCAGTTGGTTGAGAATAGAACACTACGCAACTTTGGGATGCATTATTACGATTCATCACTGAAAGCGGATGGGTTTATCCCCTCTACGTTCAATCCTGTTCCCTGGGGTTGGTATCCTGTACCTGGTAAACCATCAGATGTACTTCAGAAGGTAGACATTCCCGATCTATCAGAGAGTTTAGATGAGATGCAGTATGTTACTCAGTTTGTACAGAACGCTACAGCATCAACCGACACACAACAAGGTAATATATCAACGAGCCAGAAGACGCTAGGAGAGGTTCAACTAGCTCAAGGTGAAGCTAAGGCTCGAACACAGGGAATGTCAAAGTTCTATACCAATGTATGGAAACAACGAGCCACTAAGTTCTTAAAGCTTATAGAGGCTGCACACGACCAGCTTGATGCGGTCAAGATCTACAAGGAAGGAAGAAACACAAACGATATATATGAGCGTGAAATTAGTCCTACTGACTGGATGACAAAAGCAGGCTATAGAGTTAAGGTATGGAGTCAGGACGAGAAGAAGCAAAATGACAGCGATTCGCTAAATCAAGGGGTCATGGCTCTTAACTTTATGCCGGGTAATATAAAACTGTTAGAGGTCATACAAAGAAAGTCTCTAGAACTCGCAGATCTGAAACCTGATGAAATAACGTCTATTATAGAGTATGAAAAAGAGAGGATGCAGATGATGGAAGGTAGTATGATGGCTCAACAACAGGGACCACCAATGCAACAACAAGCTCCGCCTAAAAAACCAGCTGCACAACCTAAGAAAAAGGCTAATAATAGTGGCGTGGTTAATAGGCTTAAAGGCCTCCGTTCACAACTACAATAAATGAAATGGATAAAAAAAATCAAATCATCATTGATGAGATAGATGCTCTTATTGAAGAAATATCACAAAGCGATGAGAAAGTACCACAAGAGGTTACTGATCTTATTGAGGACATCTCTACCCGCATAGCTTCTATTAAGAAGGGTAAAGAAGATAAGAAAGAATTACATGGTAAGTTTGATGAACTCGTAAAGGCCATATCTGAGAATAGTACTCTCACGGAAGGAACAACAAAGGATTTAATCTCTGCAATAGAAAAGATAAACATAGAACCCGTAGTTAACGTATCGCCTCCTGAAGTCAATGTAACCGTTCCTGAAGTTAAGCTACCTACTATTAATATACCTGAAACAAAGATACCTGAGATAAAAGTACCTAAGTCAGAGTTTACTTATAACGCTCCAAAGGAGATAGATATTAAAAAACCTAGCTGGATCTCTTCACTATTTAACTTCAAATCTATTACCGATTCAATAAAGACTATTGAAAAGCTATTAAGTGGATTCAGTTTTCCAAAAAGAGCTACTGATCCCGTAGCAGTTAGATTGTCAGATGGTTTTGAATTTTACAAAGCAAGAGGTGGTGGAGGATCTTCTGTAGGTGGAGGCGGAGCAGGTGTTACATTAACTGATCTTTTAGCTCGATATAAAATTGAAGATATAGATGACGATGCAGAACCTAATTACTACGGTTTTACAACACACTATGGTGGTTGGTATATATTAAAAGAGTTTAATAACAGCTACAGGTACGCTTCAGGTGAGAATGAGTATGGGGAGAACTGGGATAATAGAGTTGGATTACCGTATGATTATTTATTTAATATTACATTGTATGACTAATATGGAATACATAAGAACATCTCAAACAGGAGTTTTCATTAGGACTGATGGAGTTACCGCCACAGTTATAAATAAGGGAGAGTAATATGATACAGACTAAATCCCAATCCAGTTTAGGACTTACGGCATTAGACGCAAGATACGTTAATGTTGTGGGAGACACGATGACGGGGAACCTTGTTATTTCGAATACCGCTCCATCACTTACTTTTACTGATACAACCGCATCAGCGAAAAGTATGGTTATATCGGTCGATGCTAATGGTGCTGATTTTAGAGAGAGTACTGGTGCAAGTGGTAGCTTATTATTTTTAGATTTAGCAAACAAACGATTAGGAGTAGGAACGAAAGTATTTACAGGAACTATCAATGGAGTAGGGAACGATACACTCAAAGTTCAAGGACCAAATGGTTCTTTAATGGGTTTTAATGATTTCGGAAGTGGTTTCGGTTGGTTTGGGACCAAAGTTGGTTCGACACAAGCCTATGGGGCGATGTGTTTTACCACATATGTCTCATTCGGATCGGCTTCTGATCATCCTGTTCATCTGAGAGTATTTAACACATCCAGAATGGATATAAACAATAAAGGAAATGTAAGAATAGGTGCAAATTTGGCAACTCCGGCTACACATTCAGCTCAGTTTGAAGTACAGTCGGGACTTTCTACAACTATTACATCGTTAATACAAGGTGCATCCTCTCAATCAGCAAACCTCACCGAGTGGCAGAATAGTAGTAGTAATATTTTACTTTCAGTTGAACCTGATGGTGAGATTGATTTAATTCAGGATTCAAAAGCTATAAAATTTGGGGCAGGGCTTGATGCTACCATAATGTATGATGGGACCAATCTTTTAATAAATCCTAAATTGGTCGGGACAGGATATGTAAATATACAAGGTAAAATAGTAATTGATGCTGAAGCTAATATAGTAGGCGACCTTAATCACGACGGCTCAAATATAGGCTTTTTCGGGACAGCCCCGACTACACAACAAACCGAACTTACCGATGAACTGACTACAATTACATTTACTGCTCCAGGAACACCAGATTATGCTATGCAAGACCTAACACAAATTACTCCTTATGGATTTGTTACTGCCGATGAAGCACAGACGTTATTATCAGTTATTGCTAATTTGCAAACAAGAGTTAATGAGTTAGAAACAAAATTAACCGCATACGGATTGCTAATAGATGCAGATTAAGGAGGTGAAATAATATGCTTATAGACATAAAGTTTTCAGAGCAACAATTAATAAACTTTACCAGCGAGTTTTCAACCAAAGTAATCGGTGAAGATGATAAAGAAATAGATAATCCGCAAACAAGAGAAGAATTTGCGATTGAAAAGATAAAGAATTACATTAGTAATGTGATAGAGTCCGTAGTTGTAAATAAAGTAGTTGAGACTACGAGAACTGAAAAAATAGCAGAAGTTAAAACAGATTTAGCATCGTTAGAAATTACAACAAAATAATATGATAGACACAAAAACTCAACCAGAGGTTGTTTCACCACAACCCACCAAAAGTCCTGAAAGTCAGGCACAAGATTTTATTAAAGAATACCAAGCATTATGTGAAAAACACAATATGCAAATCGTTATCGTGCCACAATATAAGGCTCGTGATGATGGGACTTTCTCAACTATTTTGGTAACAAGCGTGGAGAGATTGCCTAAAAAAGAAGATTAAAATATGACCACAATGATACAGTNGTAATTTNCANAATAACGGTGTACCCGCAACGGGGTTAACTCCCGCTATTACTATTTATGACCTATCAGATAATTCAGTAGTAGTTAATGCTTCCGCTATGAGTGAGGTGGCAAACGGAATATATAAATACTCTTTCACAACCTATGACGTAACAAAGGAATACGCTATTTATGTTGATGGTGGGGCAACACTGGATAACACCGACAGGTATCAATACAGTTCAAATGCCAATGAGGGGACTGATACTTTTATTGAAACAGCAGTGTGGGACGCTCAATCTTCAGCTCACGTTGGGACGGGGACTTTTGGAAAAGAACTTGTTGATATAGGGACTACGGTTGATGCACTTCCTACTACAGCCACTATAACTTCATCGGTATGGGATTCTCTAGCATCTTCTTATACAGTGGCAGGTAGTTTTGGTGAAAAGGTGGGAAGAAAATTATTAACAGTTGGAAAATTCCTCGGATTAAAGTAATATATAGAATATGAGTTTAACAAGTCAAATAGAAGAAAAATTAGGACTTAACATAGAGAATCTTAATGCTCAAGAAAAGCAGACATATCTTAATATGCTTACTGATGTAGAGCAGTCTATAATGACTCCTGAGAAGCTTAGGGATTATATTATATCAATGAAAACAGCAGTAGAGACAGAGTTAATCAATGAGCCTGAGTTTATTCGTGTATTTATATTCAAGTTTGATAACAGAAAACAAATACTTCTTAAAGCTAGACTACAAAATTATATGTTACTAGAATCATTTTTACTATCACCTGAGCGAGCTAAAGAACAGCTAGAAAGCGCAATAAGTGGTCTCGTTGGTAGGGGTTGACAAAAAGTAAAACATTCGAGTAGTATTTACTCATGGATCCTAGATCTCAAGAACGACTAGACAACATACTCAAGAAAGACCCTACTACACTTACTCAAGAGGAAATAGGGTTCTTAAGAGCAAGAAGAATATAC